TTCATTTTAATTTCAGACACAGTGTTTCTGAAGTTCAGCATGTTCTGAGTTTTGGATTGTATGCCCTGAGGAATTCGGTACGGTACGCCCAACCGCGCAGCTTCAGCTTCTACTAGACTACGAGTAACAGAATTTACCTTGACCTTGCTGGCATCTATCACAGTGTTGCCAACATCATCGTAAGCACCGATGATTCCCTTTTCTTTATTACCCTTCCAAAAATCATCCAGCTTGGCAAAGATCGTATGAATATTATCGTCATCCATAATACGAATACGGGCTCGGGCATCGTCTGGGTGAGCTTGCGTCCCTGCCCACTGACGTAGAGTTTTCACTGCATCCTTGTACTGGCCGCGAACTTTACCAGCCGACCCCGGCAGGTTAGAGAGGATAGCATTGTAGATCATACGGGGGAGGCCATCCTCTAAGCCAGCTTGCGATATAGGAATGAACGCTCCCAATTCCTCGGCTGCTTCCTTTGCCTCGTCCATCACGCTGACCTTAGCATTCTTCCAAGCATTGCCCAGACCCTTGACAAGACCGCCCATACCTAGACCAAGTCCTGCTCCCCACAAAGCTCCTTCCCCACGCTTGTCTGGCCCGGCATACACAGACCCATACACAGCCCCCTCGACGGTTCCCCTGCCTACGGGCTTACCAAGGGCCTTGCCAAGCGCCCGACCGCCTCTGGCGGCCATCGACGCTCCTCGAGCAGCGGTTAAACCCTTGGCCGCAGCGCCCACCCCGCCGCCAATCGGCCCGCCAGTTGCGAGGAGACTTCCAGCTATGTCCCCTGTGATGCCCATGCCTGTAGCCATGAGGTCTTTATCTATCTGCCTAGCTTCGGCTATTTCCTCATCGCTTATTAGGCCGAACATATTTCCGACCTGCCGCCCGGTATTGACTATGCCACGACCCATACCCTCAAGGAAGCGTTCACCTTTGCTTCCTCCGGCTGCCCCCAAGCCTTCTTGGAAAGCCTCAGCACCTTCGTAACCAAAGTCTTCATTGGTCGCCATGCCGCGTTTGATAGCTTCCATTGCGACCATGTGCTTCTTATCAGCCACATCGTCAGGCACATTCTTTAGAATGGCTCCGTTAGGTAGTCGGACATCTACGGGCATAATATCACCAGTTCTGGACTAGGTTGCCAGTCTCAGGATTAACTATAGGTTCGGCAACACTAGATTCATAATTAGCTGCTTCTGAATCTGCATCTGGAACTGCTTTATCCCCAAATGTAGGCATAGGAGCAATACCTGAGTACATACTTTCAACCCACTCAGGTTTATAGAGGGGGGCATCATTCTTGTATTGCTCCGCTAACTTCTTGGAGGCAATTTCAGATAATGTCGCCAAGCCACGCTTAATGACATCATCCGGAGAGTTGGGGCTGATGTTAGCACCCTCCCAAGCCCTAATTTCAGGTTCGGTTAATGCTGAACCAAACAGTTTGTTCCTGCGGCCCAATGTGTACATGAGATCGTAGTCAGCCCACCACCTAGCCTGATCCTTCAGGCCCTCAGTACCACCGAACTTACCAAAGAAGTTAGCGATGGAGCCTTCACCAATGAATCCCGCATTTGAAGCATACTCAGGCTTATAGGTTTTGAGTACTTTGGCTATACCATCATAGGATTCTTTAGCGTCCTGCGTCATCTTCTGCGCAGAAACACTGGGAGCTTTGAACCCTGCACCAGTTAGAGCTCTCTCTGCTCGCATAGCTGCCGTCTTTTCAGTTTCAAGATTGTGTCGTTCAAGCTCATCCTGCTTACGGACATTCATAGCCATCGTAAGCCGGTTGTTCTCCGCCATCTGTTTGTAGTAGCCTTCCGTTATATCACGTTGGGCTTTCTTTTGAAGATTGGTTGCTTCATTCCGCACCCTACGATCAGTACGCTCACTAAGCCCTCTACCAAACGGGGCGAGTACTTCATCCCCCGTTAGTTGAGCAAGCGTTCCGATTTCTGACTGACGGCGCAGACCTTGTGCCAGAGCCTTCTGCATAGAAGGATCTCGGTCTTCCATAAGCATAAGTTCAATTGGGCTAGGCATCGCTTCCGTATCCTATATCTTCCAAATCTTCCTTAGTTAAATCTTCCTTGTTACGCAGAAGATCAATAATCCCCTTACGCCCTTTCGTCTGCTTTCCGCCAATTTCCTCTACTCCCTTCTTACCTTTCATTCGGCGCAAGCCAACAGACAGGTGTTCAAGAGGATGGGCAGCAACAAAAGTTCGCCCTTGGTTAAGGTATCGGCCCGCAGCATCTTCCGTAGTTCGCAATTCTTCAGCGCGTTCCCTCTGCTTCTTTAACTCGCCCATGCCCGCATACATTTGAGCCTGTTCCTCGTCCATGCTGGCAAAGACTCCGGGAGGGGCAGATGCCCCTGTTCCTTCTCCCGCCTCTGGCGGACCCATTTGTGGAACAGTATGCTGCGCTGGAGCTTGCCCCCGAATTTCCATAGTGGATAACTGCATAGGGTTATCCATAGTGCCGTAGGATGGTCCGACTGAAGCACTTGGATCTGCCGCTATGAACCACTCAGGAATTGGATCGCCTTGCTTCCAGCCGGAAGCGAGGAGCCTCTGCATTGCTGCCTGTGAATCAGCCATTAGTAATTCCTCCTGCCTCCCGGCCCCATTGTCGGACGCATGGGAGCACGACCACCTCCAGGATTGGGGGGCTGAATAGGCCTCCCTCCTCTACGCATTTGCTGAGCCATCATCTGTTGCTGCTGCATTCGGCCAGCCCCCATACCTCCTCTATTCGGAGGAGGGGCCATAGGGCCTCCTCTTCCTGGAGGAGGACCCATAGGCCGAGCCATACGACCTTGAGCAGCCTGTTGCTGGCGGAATCTGTCAGCTATACCTCCACCTCCTGGTTGATTAGCTTGCTGAGCACGAAACCTGCCAGCGAACCCCTGAGCTCTTTCGGCCGCAGTACCTTGTTGTGGACCACCGCCACCTCTGTTCATGCCCATCATAATCTCCCGTAATCAACTATCGCGTAGCCAGCCGGAGCAGCCACGACCATATCTGGATTCTCATGTGCCAGCACCCCGAAACCTTTTTCGCCCCAGATGTATGTCCACTTGTAGAACTTACGATCAGCCCAACGTCCGACATACTCAACATTACGCTTCAAGCGTACATCACTGAAACTCATCATGCCTGCGCCAGCATTCATAACGCTCTGCCAGCCTGCCTGACCTGCACTGTAGTCATCCATGTCAGCACTATATGTGTCACGGGCTGCTCCTGTATAGTCAGCCCCTTCTACAACCCCTGCCGTATTGAAGCCCGGCATACTCGGCATTCCTACTTGCTGACCATGCAGTATAGCATTGATCTCGTTGAGGCTAAATCCTCGGGCTTGCATGGCTTCAGAAATTTCCTGTTGCCTGAGGGTCGTATTGTACCCACCGGCTCCGATATCCATGCCCTGCATACGACCTCCTTCAGCCGCTGCCGCCATGTCAGCCTGGAACCCTGCCTGCTGATAAGCATCAGTCCGCTGGTTCGTCATCTGCTCCATAGCATTGTCGTAAGCTTCGTCACCAGGACGCAAGCCTTGATTCCGTAGGGCAGACTCTTGCTGCTCAGCACGTTGCTCCCACTGTGGATCAAGTCGTGAGGTAGCTCTGCCATAGAGGGCTTCGCCTGCCTTATCTCCATAGTAGTCACCACCTTCAACACGAGCACCGCCTTCGCTGAACTGATCCCAGTCCATAGCTTCGCCAAACTCACCTTCTACCCTACCCATCATACCGGCAGCAAGATTACTTCTAGCAGTCCCCATACCGAGTTGTGCATCAAGAGATTCCTGCTGTTCGGGGGAAAGAGTGATATTCTGAGTCCACGCCCCTGCATCATCCTGCGCCCACTCAACTGTCCCCCACGGAGTAATCTGTGTGGGACGATTAGCCGCCGTCTGCATCTCCATCATTTCAAGATTGCCAGCCGCAGTCTGTTCCGCTGCTGCTTCGTAATCAGGCGGCGCGGGAGTAGATTTGCCCATCTTCCTTCCTTATGTATTTGCAGTTCTCTTTGCGGTATTCTGTAATCACAAAGTCAATACCTACTTCAAACCCATCTTTAACTCTGAATATTTCTTCAAAGCCGATGTGCTCATTAAATCGTAATGCCTTCTTATTACAAGCTGGAGTAACCCCTATGATTACACCCTTGTCACAAGTGTTGAAAGCATACCCGAAGACAGCCTCCGGCCAGCCATGTTTGAATATTAACAAGTCTTCAAAAGCAATGTGGATATGTACGCTATTGTGAGCCCATGTATCATAGGCTACCATCCCCACAATTTTCCCATTCTTATATGCGACAATACCCTTCGTGTCAGCACACCGGACACACTCAGCCCTAGCATGGATCCAGTCCCATTCTTCATTGCGTGACATGGGGAGGAAGTCAATCATAGCAAGCCACCTTCGTCCCACATGATGCCAATGGCGATCAATGTAGTTTCCACTTGTGACTTACCACGTAGAGCGATAGCCATTGTCCTACCTATGCCCCAAGCCCCACGAGCAGGCTGAAACGCGGCCGACCCACCACCCCAGATATCTATATCCCACAAGCCTGTATCCCAGATACCAACACCGAAAGCACTAGCATTAGGAGGAGAAGGTAGTGCAGATAAATCATAATCATAAAATGCTTTCACAGTGTAGGAGGGGAATGACTGTGCTATGAAGATAGGCCTGATAAATTGCATACGCTTGAATTGCTCAGGTGTATCCACATCTTGGTAGCTAGTGAGTAACTGCCAATCAATCTGTAAGGGAACTGGGTTATCCAATTCAACAAAGTCAATCGTACCCTGGAGCTTCCACACATTAATCGTACTTGCGCCAAAGTAAAACTCTGACTGGTACTGTTCAGATGTGAGCATAGGTATATCATGCCAAATAGACCATGCCTTCAAGTTAAGGTCATACACATACTGAGTATGAGGTATATTATTTTCCTTGGGGGAGGAAATTACCAGCCGCGATATGCTTGGGTGAATTCTTATTTCCCACCCAAAGATATTCTTACTACGAGCCATCGCTTGGTTGATAAATGATTGTATCTTCCACGTCAGGCTAGCTTCTAAGCTAAAGGGATCTTTGCCCTGTAATAGAGCGCCCATGCTTATAAGACCATAGGTAGACAGTAGGAGCATATCCCCACCATACAGGGAAACTACTCTACGGCCAAATGGGATGGCCCCAACAAACCAGAGTCCAATAATCCCAAAGGTTGCTGAACTGCTAGGGTCTGTGCCTGCGTAGACAACAACGTCCCCAGCAGACGATACCGCAACGAGGTAATCGTCTGGGCCTTCCCCGCTGTCAAGTGTCCAATCAGCAAGGACTGCAAGAATGCCACCATAACGGAACCTAGAGCCAAAGTTAAACTCAGTAAGAGTTCCCCCAAAGACACCGACATCACTGTACCATGAACTTGTGCTGTTCTTTTCAATGTACCACATCCTGTTTTTCCAAGACATGACAAAGGCAATATCCGCTGCACCTCCAGCCGGGCCTACGATAGCAGGCACTGACCACGAGTCTGTTGATTCAGTGTATAGCTGGAGACCATTTTCTTCATCTGCCACCAGCATGAAATGAGCGCCACCGTCATTAGTAAATTGGGTGAAACTACACCGGCCTGAAGGACTAGCTTTGATCCCCCAATTCACTACCTTCGTAGGTGTAGTCGTACTGGCAGTAATATCATAGATGCCATCACTGTTAGCCCCATACAATCTATCAGTGGTACGGTCGTCCATACTCCCTGTGTAGGGTATGATAGTTTGGATACCACCACCGAGGAATCCATTAGCATACTCTTGGTATCCGGGGCGTACCTTGAGGCCATAAGTCGTGGCATCAATGTTAATGGTGACAATAGCATCCCGAGGCTCCATACCATAGAGATTCGATATGGAGTTAATCCCAGCGGTCGGCGCAGGGAACGTAGCCGGTTTGGTGATTTGCTCTTGTGGGGCTATGCCGAACATTAAGGTCCGCCGTAATTCGTATTCGGGATATTTCTAAAGTCAAGGTAGTGGATACCCGCAGCACGACGACCAGCATTTAAGATAGGCGCACTCTTATTGCCTTCTGTCGCTGCCTCCCAAGCCTTCGCAAATGCTGCACCAGCAGAAGCTGAACTGAAGCCCTTAGCATCTAAGAACTTAAACCTCAGGTATTGGACAATCATTACTGGCTTGAACAGTACAGTATCATCATTTCTCGTAACGGTATCTCCGTCAGGGGCTCCTGCTCCAGCCGCACTCGCAACCCATTCACGGGAAATATACTCAAAGTTGATATCCAGCCCATCCGGAGGAGGCTGGGGGAATATTTGGAACTTATTCTCCATGATTCGGAAGCTGGCGTAAATCGTAAAGCTAACCAGATCACGGCCTATTAGATAAGCCCATTGCTGAGGTGACAGCGGTCCCCCCAGAGGGACATTTTCTGCACGTTCCCAACCGGTCTGTGGGATCATATAGCCAAAGTCATCTGGAAGGTCGTAGACCCCCGTATCCGGGGGAACCGCCGTCAAAATTTGGTGTTCCCTACGGAGTATTTCCCACGGATACGATTCTACAAGATCCTGGCCACAGGTTGTGATTAAATTCCGAAGCTGGATGAAAGAAGGATTACTGTCAGCAAATACATCAGCAGAAGGCTCAAGGCCGCACTCAACTGCTGCCCGATTAATTATATCCGCTGCTGGTATATATCTGCTGACAGCCATTTACTTATCCTTTGCTTTAGCCTTCTTAGGCTTCTGAAGCTCAGAAACCATCTCTTTGAGTTCGTCAATAGCCTGCTGCTGAGCTGCCAGCTCTGCATCCTTTATATCAATGGCTGCATTGAGCTGTTCAAGGGGAGCAGCTTCCTTAGCCGCTTGAATGTACGCCTTCGCCTTTGTTTTCAGCGCGCCCACACCCATGAATTTCTGAACATGCACATCGGCAAGATCTGCCAGTTGTTCAACAGTGTACACACCGAAAAACTTGAGCTCCTCCACCTGTGCGCGTGTGACCATAGGCCACGCCTTGAGGGGAGTACCCTCATGCAGTTCGCCTTCGCCTGCTTCAAAAGCAGCGAATTGTTTAGCGAACCGTCCTTTGTCCATATCCCGGGCAGGGCGGATAACAATGCTGTCCTTATCCCCAGGAACCATAATGCGAACATAGGCCTCATCCTTGAACATGGGCCTCCCCTCTGCCAGCGTAGCTTCCTCATCCTTACGAGGATGATTGAAGAATACGACAAAGAGTTTAGAATCCCCCGCAAATCGGGCGTTCTGCTCACTACCTAGCATCGCTGCTTCGGTAATATCGTAATCGGCTTCTTGTAACATTTCTTTCTCCTTATTATGATTGAGCGTCTACATTAGCTTTGAGTGCTGCCCGTACTTGAGCAGCCGTACGATCAGGAAGCGAATGTAGGGTACGAAGGATATTGAACTCACCGGGGAGCATATCAACCAAAGCCCTCACAACTCGTTCAACATCAATTTGAGTTTTTGCACTGTCTTTTTCATTAGTTAATTTCGTTGCTGCAAGCGCCGCGTCAATTGTTGCTTGTTCTCCCACACTTACGATACCAAGTTCTTCTTGGCCTTCAGGGTTCGTAGCACCTGTGATAAACCAGTACTTCACCGGCTGGCCTACCGTAGCGACCAAGTCTGGATTAATGACCCAATCAGCAACGTCAAAATCCGGCGTATTAACCGACCGTAAGAATTGCCCGGTAGTTCTGTTGAATACGTGTGCCATTATGAAATCCTCAAAATCCCTGTTTCGTAAACCGGCGAGCCCATTGGGTCACCGTTTAGGTTCCCCGCAAGATCAATTATTGAATCCGAAATAGTTGCCGCTGTTCCCGGTGACAATTCGTTTTGCGGCCAGCGCCACAGCAGACCATGAACAATACCATCCACGCCCAACGAATTATATATGGTCAATAATTCTTCCACGGAAAGCGCTCGTGTATAAACCCGAATATCTGCAAGCAACCCATCTAATTGACGTTTGATAGTCCCATCATCAAGCGCACCTATTAAGAGCGGCTCTGCGTTTGTGTCAATATCCCCACCTGAGTCTGCTTCGGTTGCTTCCTGTACTGCGTTTATGAAAAGTGTTTTATCACTTCCGTCATAAAACATCGCAACAAAGGCCCAAATATCTGCAAGGGTGGTTGTTCCGGTTAATTCATTATCATTGATAATTCCACGTACTTCGTTGTCGGGTTCCTCAAGTTGCATTCTGAACGCGCCGGTATTCCCTGTTGAGGCAGTTTTTGCAATGATTACTTGATCTTCAGAAGTACCGTCTACTACTTTAGACCATCCAGTAACCGTCAATTCGCCCGTTGACGCAGGAACATTATTTGCCCCTAGGTCAATATAAATATCTGACGAATCATCTAAATAATCAAGACTCATGTAAAACTTACCAAAATAGATAGTAAATCCCAATCACCCACTAAGTCATCATTTGGATGCGTGGGGTTCCTTGAATACTCAAATTGCACGTAATCTCCGGCTGTAAGGGCCAAACTCGCGAGAGTAAGCGTTTGCGAGTCATATTGAAAATTCTCATTTGTCGGAATATCAATATCAGTCAGACTGAGTTGTGTGTTCGGCGGACTATCCGGCGCTACATTGTCGCCAACAGTACGAATATGTATCCTAGGTGAAACTACTGCGGCTCCTCCGGGGGCTGTTTCAGCTCGACTCACAGTTTCAAATGTAAGTGATGTAGCAGTTAGAGGAAGCTTAACCGACATACCCACTCCCTCTGCAACAGAGTCATCAAATAGCCGAACCGTCAGACCTGCATTGTTACTATCCGCAGCAGCGGGAGCAAGGGCATTTATATCCCAATTAGCATTATTGGGATTTTCAAAATCGGTTGCACGGAAGAGGTATTCGGGGAAGGCAGGCCCCACCAAGTCGGACGTAGTCAGGACCCTTTCAAGACCTCCACCTGTTGAGGTATTGTTAGCCTGAAGACCACCGGAGGCGGCTGCTACGCTTCGTGCCAGTTCAACACCAATACCGATGATAGATACTTCACCAGTTGCATTCAGCCCTATTCCGCTGGTAGCAAAAGCCTTACTAGGAATCAGAGTCGGTACAGTGGCACTAGCAGCAATGTTGCGAAGTTGTGGACTTCCACTAGCGAAGCCTTGAAACACTCCAGAAAATGAGCTAACAACCGCACCTTCTGACTCAGCGAGCC